TGTGTGAGTATAGCTCCTTGTTTTCCTGACCCTGAGTGGCCATATCTACACGAAGTTGGTCGAGCTTCTCGGTATTATCCTTAATCCGGCCAAACATATACTTTGCAATAGCAGCGCCTAACATAGCCACAGCACCTAGCAAGACATCAACTATTTCATTAGTGCCCATCATTTACGTTTCCTGCCCTTCCCCTTGGGCTTAGGTTTATCCTCTAGTGGATTATCAATCTCTACAACATCAACCTCAATTACATCAGGCTCAGGCTGGGGCTCCACCTCTTCCCCCGCATACTGGGCATGAGGGTTTTTCGTAGCGTCCTGGTGAACTGGAATTGGTCGCTGAAAAGAAACTGCCCCTTGTGTCAGCTTTTTTTTTAAGCTGAAGAATTGCTCCGTGGTGATTTCCACCACGGAGCTATCCTGAAGGAGTTTCTCAGCTACCCCAACCGAGAACTCACCAAATCCTTTGCGTAATACCCCAACAGTTGTAACGGTCAAATCTACCCCGTAATCCTTGTCGGGGTCATTGAAAAGTAAGTATTTCATAGACCCCAAGGGTTAGATTGTGGTTATGACTTTAAGCTTCCGCCGTCTGTAACAACATCAGAGTTAATGTCCAACGCGAAGTTTTCGATAATGAGGTGTCTTGAAGGCACATCCATCATCGTTGTCCAAGTTGTTGAACGCAAGCTATACTCGGTTTCTTTATGAGCCATGCGGCACTTGTACTCTTTCTGCACATCGGGATGTGGAGACGTACGAGTTACTGCATTGGTTCCTGCGATACCGATTTTCACATCAGACCAGTCAATGAACCACATCATGCGAGATTGATTCTCCCAAATAGCCGCATTGGCATCACTTCCGAATACTTTATCTCCGGAACGTGCACCAGTAGCGAGGTACTTGTTGCCTGTTCCTACATTAGCGTAGTCATCAAAGAATGGGTCATGGAACACTGCAAGTTGAACACCAACCTCAGGAATATCATACTTCGAATAATTGAAGAGGATAATTCCGTCCTGAGTGATGGTTTGATTCAACTCAGCATTACGCTGGATTTCCCAACCATAACGCGTTTTGTAGTAGTTGTTCATGCACTCATAGAACAAGTTATAAGTAAACCTATCGGTCATTACATCAATGACAGATACAGAAGTTCCATCCTGCTCACGGTTGCGCTTCAAGAAGTACAAGTGAGAGAACAAGGACTCGAGGTCAAGTGCTTCACCTTTGTTATCAAACACACGAAGTGATTCACGAAGAAGTTGCTTAATTCCAACCGCATTACATTTGTACTCCAAAGTACAATTGTTGTTTTCCGGGTCGGAAATTGCAGGAAGCTCCATGTAAGTTTCGGGCCTTTGCTTAGTGCTAAGAGCCTGATTGAACCATACGGCGCGAGTCCATTGGTCTTGAGAAACTTGTGCAGCAATCTTGTTCTGCTCAGCAAGTGGTTGATAAACCATTGAGCTAAGGTAAGGGTTCACCTTGCCAGACATGATTTTCTGAAGAGTTTCTTTGTAGGTTTGGTCAACCGTACGAGACTCACGAGTGGTTTGCAACCAGTTGACGATAAGCTTTACGCTCAAGTCGGTTGGTTGATTTCTGCACCATTCTTCATAGTCAGAAACATTGTTTGCTACGGTCTGTAACATACCAAGAGTTGGTTTGTACTGAGCGGCAAATGCTTCTGCATCAAAAGCTGTTTTATTAGCATATGTAGGCTTAACTTCTGCACCTTGTGGACGAAGAGTAACCCTAGCCTTAGTAATACCATCTGCATCTGCAGATTTGCAGCCCACAATCTTAAATTGTACTTCAACTGCGACCTGCTTTCCGCCAGTTTCTATCCACCAGTTGACAACAACATAACCACCAGGAAGGAAGTAACGCTCAATTTTATCAACAGGAGATGCCCAGTCGGAACCACCAAGGTTTACGGTAACATGCTGGTCTTGACCTCCATACTCATATCCAGATGCTTGCCCGTCACTTGCTAAATAAAATTCAGCGTTGGCAGAAGTTGGAACAGAACCACCGGCTTCAATAGTGAAGTAGTTAGCATTGATAACATGGCGCTGTCTGCGCTGAATGTAAGGAAGAATAATAGACTGTTCAGCAACATTAACCTTATTAAGTAGTGGTTTGATGTTTTGAACGGAACTATTGAGCAGAGTTGTAAACCCTCTCTCTTGAACACCGAGCATTTTTGCTTCAGCAGAGCTTGCTATCACGCGGGCCAAATCCACTTCCTTATTAGAAAGGGCTTCGAACTCGGCAGGTGTAAGACCTTTAATAGAAGCGTTTGTTAAGGTACATCCAGTCGAAGTGTCGACTTTAATAATGCGTGAAACATTATTGTCTGTGCCTTTATATAAAGAACCATCGGTAGGGGTACTCCCTGGAAGAGTTGTTTTAGCCGGATTCGGAAGAGATGAGTTTGTTGCTGACATTTGTTATTCCTTTGTTAGTTACTGATTTAAAGTAGTAACAATAGAATAGCATTTTTTTTAGCAAACCCGTGAAATCTACGAACTTTTGCCGTTTTTTAAGGAATTTCGTAAAATTCCCGCTGGATTGTAGTTTACCTAAAAAGGGATTCTACATTCCTAAAATAGACATAGGTGTGACTGCAGTTTTCTGCTCTTGCGCAGGCTGATTAGTCCTCGGAGTAGGAGAAACTTGTGGTGCAGACTGTTGTGGCTGAACAGCTTGTGGCTTTACAGCTTTAGGCTTAGCCCCCTGCCTTACATACCCTGCGTTCTCTAGCATCTTTTGCTGATACTCAAGAGTTCCGTCTAACCTTTGTTTTGCACGCATAACGAGCAGATTTAATAAATCGTCGTCCGACCAAGTATAATACTGAGTGCGTTGTGCTTCAGGGGTGGCATAATAACGCTCTCTGCGCATGAATGTTTTCCCATCCTTACCTGTCTCGCCACCCTGTATGAAGTTTTCTTGCTCCTTGTTTACCCAATCCAAAAGTTCTTTATGTACTTGGTTTGATTCATCATAGGATGCAATCCCTTGGGTAATGTCTACAAAAGCATCTGCATAAGAAAAAAGATTCTGTGTAATGCTGTCCATTACTTGGAAACGGAGTGGGTCCTCCTTTTGCACTGCCTCAAGACCACCCTCTTCCTTCAGTTTCTTCTGTACATCTTCCGGCAAGATAACACCAAAGTTCTGACGGAAACTAGCTTTCTGCGCGTCTATCTTCGGCTTTTTCTGAGCCATCTCTTGCTCTTTGCGCAATCTCTCGACTTCCGGGCGTACTCTAGCTTCAGCAGCTTCCTCCGCTTGCCGAGTAATCATCGCACGCTCTACCTTCTTGGCATCTTGCTGTGAGAACTTGGGTCGATTCTTCTCCATGAAGTCCTTGTAGTCCTGGTCTTCATTTAAGTCTGCATAAGGGTCGTCCTTTAATCTTTTCTCTACATACGATTTGGACTTTTTAAAGAACCCAAGAAATTCTTTATCCAAGTTCTTGTGCTCGGACATATTACTAGATGCAAACTTAGCTAATTCGTAGTATTCTTTCTCCTCCGGAATCAAGTCTTTGATTATTTTATCATCTTCTGACTCTTCGGGCTGGGAAAATGCTATCTTGGATTCTTGTGCCTGAGCCGGAATTTCAGGGTCAATAACTTGCTTTACCCTTTTTGCCTTTTTCTTTTTGGGCCTCGAAGGCTCAGGCGGTTCACCCGTGTTGACCTCCTCCGCAACAGGCTCTTCTTCCTTTGTCTCAGGCTCCTCGGAAACCTCGGGTTCAGTCTCTATTTCATGCAATGCCTCAGTTAGAGAACTAGGTGCTGGTATCACGCTTGGCTCTTCAACTTCATCCTCAACTTCTGCACTATCAAATAGCGACTTGAAAAGCGGATTGTTTTCCTCTTGCTGTTCTTCGGCTTGGGGTTCTTTTTCTTCTACTTCAGGTTGAGTTTCTTCGCTCATACTTGTGTTTGTACTTCAGGGTTTGTATTTGCTTGTTGTGGTTTTTGCTGGGGTTGGGGTTGCTTTGTTTGCATGCCTTGTGCGGCGGCGCTTGCTATTTGCTTTTGCCCTCCTGCAAGGCCTTGTACGACTTGAGACAACTCTTGCAGACTTTTCAATACCTGCGGGAATTGTTGCTTAAGCTGTTGAAAGAATTGCTCGTCCTCTATTGTCTTCTGTTGCTCGGCGCTATCGTCATACTCATCAGTCTCGAGTTTAAGGTCATGAGCACCACTCAGCCGGAATATCTCGTTAAACATTTCAAATATCCTTTCCTTTCCTAAGCTTTGGGCAATGCCTTCAAGCTGCAGGACGCTCTGCAATAAATTACCCAATACCTGTGCAGATTGAGTATCCCTTGCACGCTCCGCTCCATCTCGAGATGAGAACATGTATTCGTGAATAAGTGTCGTAGGGGTACCGATTACATTTCTGCTTGCAGGTCCCTTTTCTCCTGTTTCGGAAACAAAGCCTGCATCCTCAATAGACTTTTCAGTATACCTGCTCTTGATTGGAACAATAAAGTCCGACTCACTACAACTAATCAAGTGGTCGTATATCATCCGCTTTGCGGCAGACCTCATGTCGTCAATCCCCTCAGATATGAAGCTATAAACAGAATTTGTAGTGTTCGCTATCTCTGCTACCTCGGTGGCCGAGATTTCCCGTGGGGCGGCCTGACCCAACTCCTGAGGAGAAAGAATCAGTAACCGCTCCACGAGATTGAGCAACTGGAGGATTGCTTGTATCGACTGGTTTACCCCAGCGGAAAGTTCTTTTTGTGCATCTACTAAAGTAAGGAAGTTCTTATTATCTATCCCAAGGTCTGCAGCTTTTTGCCCAGAATAAAACAGAGCTTTAGGTTTTGCATAAAAGCTATCGTCGGAAAGTGCGTCCCTGATATACTCCTTAACATCATCATCTAACGCATCTTGGTCGATGCAGAATATCTTCATCATGCTAATCTTCATATCGTGAAGCATTTTTGACATGATGTTATTTAATTGGTCCTGAAACGGCATGATTTCATGAGCAACAGATATATTTGCCAACCTGTCATCATTCTCATTTATACCGCCATAGATAGCAGGGATGGATGGCATGAACTCGGCAAACAATACAGTTTCATCACTAGCTACTGTAAACTTTACCCATACATCATGAGGATAATCGCCAAGTCCATCTCTCACTGGATTGCAACGCATAAAGATATTAGAAACAAACATCCCTTTATCTTCATCCTCACTACTATAGATTCCAGTATTTGCGGTGCGTTCATTTTGCCAAGCAAAGGTATCCCTGTTTCCAGGGAATCTCATCACGTCACTCTGAAAGTAGTAATTAAAAAAGTCTGCATGTGTATCGTACAAGGTAGACAAACTATTGGTGTAGCTAACCTCGTCGATGTTCCAGCAATCTGTACTATCCTTAATGTCACCGTATCTAATGATGTCCCAATATCCAATCCACTCAGGGCCTTGGTCATTATTAATGTCATGCAAAGGTTTTGTAGTATCCCACATCATGCGAGTGGGGTGTGG